ACCTATCCTCGTCAACAATTGAAAGTAAATCAATAATTAAGCCTGACTATAGATTAGAAAGTTCAGGAAAAAAGGTAGACACAATTTACATTTACACATTTAAAAATAAATAATTATGGGACTAATTTTATTACTTACGATAGTATTTGTATACATTACTGTATTTACTATATATTCCATATCACCTAAAGATATTGAAGACCCCTATGAACACTACTACAGTAGGGAATCACGTATCTGGTGGTTAGCATTATCAGAGGAAAAACGTAGAGAAATGATTAAAGATTATTTCGGAGAAGGGGATGCTGATGGCGTTAGTTCACTATACGGAATGATGCCAGAAGAATTAGAAGAAATCTACTTAAAAAATAAGTAATATGAAAGAAGAAACCAAGAAGATATTAGAAATACTTGTAGAATTATTAGAAAAGAACCCTAGTGTAAGATTTACACAAGCACTGTATAATTTAGGAATAACTGAATTTGCAGATAAAGAAAACCCAGAAGAATTGAAGTACTTATTACGTGACCCGTATTCAGATACCGATACTACTGTACTAAATAGAGTGTTAAAAAGTGTAGTGAAAGAAAATAGGGTACCTTAATTACTACTATGGTTCTAATAATTTATTTAACCTCATGAAAATAACAGTATTTAGTGATACACATTCAAAACACGGACTAATAAAACCGTCAGACTTACCTGGAGGCGAGATTTTAATATTTTCAGGGGATTTGATGAATAGTGGATATAGTGTGTATGAAGTAGAGAATTTCTTTTACTGGTTTAATTCTTTAAAACAATATGAAACCAAAATATTTATAACAGGTAATCACGATAGATATTTTGAAAATCAACCTGAAAAAATACAAGAGATACTATCTTCATATAGTAATATAGATTATTTACAGGATGAAAAGTTAACCCTATATTTTGATGGACATAATGGAGATTCTCCTGAAGAAAATATTCACATATACGGAACACCTTATACTCCTGAATTTCATAATTGGGCATTTAACCTACCAAAAGGAGGAATTGAATTAAAAAATAAGTGGGAAGCAATTCCTGAAGGTCTAGATATCCTTATTACTCACGGACCTCCTCAAGGTATATTGGATACAAGTGGAGCTCCATGGAATCTACCGGACCTGGGTTGCGAACTACTACGTAAAAGGGTAGAACTGGTTCAACCAAAAATTCACGTCTTTGGACACATACATGGAGGTTATGGATATAGGTTTGTAAACAGTACACATTTCATTAATTCATCAGTATTAGATGAAAAGTACGAATATGTAAATAAACCAATAACATTTAGTTGGGATAAAGATACAAATGAAGTAAAATTTCCGTAAGATATACCTAGAGAAAGTTGGTAGATCAAATCTTTTTTATTATCTTTAACTATATAAATAAATATTAAAAACTATGTTTAGTAAATTATTGAGTACGTGGTTTAAGTACATACCAACACAACAGGAGCAGCAGTTTATTGACATAGTATCAAAATTGTTGGAGCTTCCGAAAACGTCACTAAGGATGACTCCACTTACAAACAAGTACTTCTTAGTAAACGAACAACAACACATCTACGTACTACTTAAAGATTCGGGAATACAGCTTACAAATACAAGATTTTCTTTTGCAAAATCAATACATCCAAAAGCATATGATTTAATTATTTCAAAAATTCACGATCATATTGAAGTAAATCGTCAAGCTCTTGAAGAGAGGTTGTTTAAGAACGAAACAGAACTATTAGATTTACTACTAGAAAAAATAACACCGTAGATGAGAACATTAGAGAAAGTTGAAGTAAATGGCACCGAAGTTACCTTAGTAAAGGATTGGGACGGATACTACATTTATTGGGGAGAAGAACTAATTTCCCTAAAAGGAAGAACAAAGATAGTAACAGCCAAGGGCAGAACACCTTCCCAAGCAAGAGCAACTAAGAAGTTTCTAGAAGCAGTAGAAGCAGCACGATACATAACCTTTAGTAAATTATAGTATGGCAGCAAAATCAAACAATATGTACGATACGTACAACTGGATTGTGGAGATTTACAATTCTTGTGAAACAGCAGCACATTTACTATCAGCAGATAGACTTTCTAGGAACCACTTAAATTTATTTGGAGACAGCTACCTACGTTGGGAACTATTGGGACACCGTAGTTACACGTATAACCGTATAACACGTATAACAGATTAATAAATAAATAAAATTATGGGAACATATAAATCAACAAAGGTGTTTGACAACTTTTCAGTTGCAATCAGACAACACAAAGCAGTCCACTCGCACTGCCAGTTATTACACGGGTATTCATTTGAGTTCAAAGTATGGTTTGCAGCTAAGGAAGGAATTGAAGAGGAACAATTAGACGAGATGAGCTGGATTGTAGATTTTGGACTATTCTCAAGAAACGGACTAAAAGACTGGTTGAACGATATGTTTGATCATACAACACTAATTGAACAGGACGATCCACAACTTGAATCATTTAAGTGGATGGAGGAACTGGGACTACTAAAACTAAAAGTAATGGAGAGAATGGGTGCTGAGAGCACTGCTAAGCTTGTCTTTGATAAGTTTAATGAAGTATTTTCAAATACAGAAGGTGGAAGAATTAAAGTTACAAAAGTAGAGTGTTTTGAGAATAAGAAAAATTCAGGAATATATGAAGAATAGTTTAACATTACTACATAAAGTAAAACAGTTTCTAGGGTACAAGTACTTAGTGGTGAGTAAAGGAGTCATTATTGAATACGGGTTTCATTTTGCAGAAATGGGAATAACTTACCACATGTTAAAATGGTCTGGTTCAAAGTGGATAAAAACAGCGTGGACATACCACAGTATTCATATTTCATATGGAGAAATGGTAAAATACCTATTGCGTTCCGGTAGATCTAAACTCTACAGAGATGAGGATAGAACGTCATTTTTTGGACAAAAATAAACAATGTAAAGATGACTGAAGATAAACTACGTAAATTAGTAAAAGAAATAATAAAAGAGTACCCTAGACTAAAGGGTTGGAGTGACTCACATGCATATTCGGCTTATATGCAAATACAGGAAGAGCAACTACTTACAGAATTTCTTAGTTCGTTACCTGCTAATAAGGTAAAGGAACTATTAAATAAGCAAAAAGAGGTTTTAGGTATTACAGTTGCTACAGAAAAGGGACCTAAAGGTAATGATTCGGAAATACATGTCCGGACTATTCAAGCAGAGATTGAAGATATAGATACTTCTTACCTTACTAAACATAAATTCTATGAAGATCCAGCATATACAAGTGGAGAGGCAATATGGACATACCAAAACATACCACCTATAGCAATTAAGGTAGTGAATATAATACCGGTTTAGTATGGAATATTGGACAACAACAGCTACACTTAGTGGAAACTACGTATACGTTATTATGGTTAATGTAAAGTGAAGAAGGTACTAGTAATTAGATTACCGGGAGAAGATAGTTCGGAAAGTTGGAAAAAAATAGAGGACCTAGTCGGTAGTAGTCCGAACATAACCGAAAAGTATGTAGTACTGGGGGTAAAAGGTACTGGTGAAGAAGCAGAGTTTGGGTACTTTAGTTGTATAGATACAACAGAAGAGTTAAATATTTTAGAAGAGTCAATTAAAAAAATAAAGAGAGAACAAAATGGATAGAGTAGTTGCAGACAGGTTACTAATAAGTAGCGATTTTTTTAGCATTCAGGGAGAAGGAAAAACAACGGGAGTACCCTCTTACTTTGTTAGGTTAGGAACTTGCAACCTACATTGTGGGATGTCTAAGATATTCACAAACAAACTAGTTAAAGAAAAGTTACTGGAGGATGGTGAAATTTTTAAAGGGGATCTTGAAGTTGAAGGAAAAGCTTCTTGGACATGTGACTCTACAAGCCAGTGGTTATGGAGGGGGGTAAATGAAGATTTTCAGTACCTAGTAGATAGGTGGAAAGAACAGGGACTGTATGAAGATATTAAAAGTGGAGTAGTTCATATCATATGGACAGGTGGAGAACCTACACTACCTAAGCATCAAAAAGCTATATGTAATTTTAATACACATCTAGCCCAATTACCAGAAAATTTAGATGAACTTAGAGGATGGAGATCCTTAACAGATGAATCGGAAATAGAACACAGTTTACTGTTAGGTATGTTCCAAGAAATTGAAACAAACGGAACAATCTATATTGGAGATGATTTATTTTATATATTAGATCAAATTAACTGTTCACCCAAACTTTCTAATTCGGGTATGACAACTAAACAACGAATAGTTCCAGAAGCAGTAAAACGTATAATGGAACACAGTAACTATCAGTTTAAGTTTGTTATTAGTAGTGAAGAAGATGTGGAGGAACTGTTTAGAGACTTTGTAGTACCCTTTAATATACCGCTTCAAAAAGTGTGTTGTATGCCGGGACTAGACTCACAGTCCAACTTCCACGAAAGAACTCAATTTGTAATGGAAATGGCTAAAAAATATAGGTTTATAGGGATGAGTAGAATGCACATCTCTGCCTGGGATAAGACCTTAGACGTTTAATGGGATAAGTAGGAATATAAAAATCAAAGCAGAAAAATTTAAAAACAGAAATATGACACTAGGAGAACTAATTAGCCAAGCAGGGGACAGAAAATTATCAAAATCATTTCCAAAAGTAGACGGACTGTATGTCTGGGACTACAAACTACAGCTTGGAGCAGATACAACTTTAGAACTACAGCTGATACAGAGTGATTCAGGTAAAGCAGGTTTTAGAGATAAGGTATCAATACAGGAACTACTAGACTACGTATTAGAAGAATCAGATCCGGAACTACCTGAAGATATTATCATGAACCTAAAACTAGAAGGAACAGACGGATTAACAGTAGCAAGAATATAGTATTATGGAAACACCAAATAAGGTATACGTAGGTTGGGATGAAATAACTAGGCTGGTGGAGAATATCTGCCAACAGATAGTAGAAAGTGGAATGCAAATAACTTCCATTACCGGAGTAGAAAGGGGGGGATTAATACCAGCAGTAATGATATCTCATATACTTCAAATACCTTACGTGACTAATATTAAAAAAAATACACTAGTGGTAGATGATATTTGCGATACGGGACATACACTGAAGAATATAGTGGGAACTAAAACAGCAACACTACATTATAAGTTGACTGCCGAAATACAACCAACATTTTTTGCAAAGGTAGTAGGACCGGACTGGATAGTATATCCTTGGGAGAGAAAAGATTCCGAAGCCTTGGTTGATCACAAGAAGTAGTTGTGAGTTCAATAAGTATTTCATATATTGTAGTATAATAGGGACTATAGGGTTTCCACTAAATAATTTTAAATGTCTAAAAAGTTTATAAAAGGTCTAGAGTGTACAGAAGCAGGGTTTGCTAATGGAATTTCAACGCAATTAGCAGAGAAACAAATTCTAGAAGGTCCAGAAGCAACACTAACAGAAGAGGAAAAAAGTGCAATAGTAGAAAGAGCAGCATCCGCATTTGGGGATTTCTTAACAGCTCTGGGTTGTAATTGGAAAAAAGATCCTAACAGTATGGATACTCCACGTCGTGTAGCTAAGGCCTACATGGAAAAATGGGGTGGTCGATTTAACACTATAACAGGTATTACAGCTTTCCCAAGTGACGGATACGATGGAATGGTAGTAGAGAGTAATATCCCACTAACGTCTATGTGTAGTCACCATCATGAGGCAATTATGGGATATGTTACTGTAGCCTATATTCCCTCAAAGGGCGGCTCTGTAATTGGATTATCAAAAATCAACAGAATCGTGGAACATTTCGGAAGAAGGGGAGCCATACAGGAACAGCTGACGATGGCAATACACCGGGCATTAAGCGGGGTACTAGATGGAGGTCATTTAGGTGTAGCAGTTAGTATAGACGCTGTCCACAACTGTGTAGCGTGTAGAGGAGTTAAACACCGGGGAGCTTCTATGCAAACATCAAAACTATCTGGGTGCTTTCTCACAGAAGATTCAGCAAGAGCAGAATTTATGATGTACGTAAGTGATGCGGTAAGAAAAAGATCGTAACGAATTTCCGTAAAAGTCGACTTTCTATAATAAGTAGAGGTAAAAAAGGGCCGTAGAGTAGAGAAAATTAATATATTAGTAAAAACAAAAACTATGAATCAATATTGGACAGTAGTCGTGGAACTTATTCACGAAAATGATAGGGGTAGAACACAAAAAGTTCGAGAAATTTATTTAGTAGATGCAATAAGTGCAACTGATGCAGAAGCGAAAATATTCAAAGATTTTGAAGGAGAATCAAACTTTAGCGTAATAGGGGTAAATCAATCCAAGATTATAAAAATTATCAAGTAACATGCTAACAGAACCAAGAGTACCTTTTGTCGATGAGGTAGAAATTTTTAACGCTACCTTTGGTAAAATAAACAACTATGAACCAATCATCCCCGAGAGAAAAGAATGGGAATTCGTATACAATTTCATCCTTGAAGAGCTTGAAGAATATAGAGAAGCTTGCGAAAGAGGAGACATCATTGAGGTTTTGGATGCTCTTTGTGATATTACTTATGTTGCCACTGGGAACGGTGTTCAGCTACATGGCCTTAAGGATAAGATATGGCCGGCATATCAAGAAGTACAAGCATCAAATATGTCAAAAGCTTGTGGAAGTGAAGAAGAAGCAAAAGAAACTGTCATTAAAAGATCAGGCGAACAGGGTGAAGATTGTCATTACGAAAAAGTTGAAGACCTGTATATCGTTTATAGATCAAGAGACAGGAAAGTAATGAAAAATATAAATTACTTTAAGCCAGATCTTAAGCAATTTTTCACAGAGGAGGAACTTTCCAATTCAATTATAAAATAAACATATGCAAGAAGCAATTGATCACCTAGATATTCATACAACAGTAGTGGAAGGTACTAAAATGGTACCTTTGACGGAAGCTTACAAGGCTTTGGAACTGTCTATGAAATCGCAATTAGAGGCAGCAATACAGACAATAGAAGAAACATTTACGGAGTTAGAATCAACTATAATATCATTAGAAAATGAACGATAAGGGTAAAGAGTTTATATCACAGTTAAAACTGTATACAGATTACATGAAGTGGGACGAATCAAAAAATAGATACGAAACATGGGAAGAAGCTTGTGATAGTGTACTGGGTACACATATATTACATTATGGCGAAAAGATACAGCCGTATATCGATGAAGTAAAAAGTTCCTACTATGCAAAAGAGTTTTTATCGTCTCAGAGAAATCTACAGTTTCGTGGAAAAGACATATTAAAAAATCATGCAAGACTTTACAACTGCTGTGTTACGTATGCATATTCTCCCGACATCTTTAGTAAGGGACTTTTTGTACTACTAGCAGGAACAGGACTAGGAGTTTCACTTAAGCAAAAATTTGTTTCACAGTTACCTAAACTTACAAGGAGAGATAAGGGGGTTAAAATGTTTTCAATCCCCGACAGTACGGAAGGTTGGTCGGAAGCTGTAAAGGTTTTAATAAGTTCGTACTGTAAGCATCCTTCTTTATATAAGGAATTTTACAAATACCAACTTAAATTTGATTACTCTCAGATTAGGGTAAAAGGGGCTTTTGTTACAGGTGGATTTAAAGCTCCTGGTCCAGACGGATTGAGATGTTCACTAGAGCTCATCGAAAATATGTATAACGTATATCTTGGAGTAGAAGAAGAAAAAGTTTTTAAATCTATACTAGCCTACGATACTTTTATGTACTTATCGGATGCTGTACTTGCAGGAGGGGTTAGGAGAAGTGCTATGAATATAGTTATGGATCTTGACGATACGGAACTGATTAATGCAAAAACAGGTAACTGGAGAGACACACATCCACATAGAGCTAGAAGTAATAACTCTGTAGGTTTATCAAGACATGGCTTTACAAAAGAACAGTTTAAACAATTACTGGACTTAAACGAAGGTGATAATGATTTGGGATTTGTATTTATGTCTCACGAAGATGACATGTTTAATCCCTGTTTTGAAATACAGTTTAACTATTACAGTAAAATTAAGGACAAGTCCGTAGGGGTATTACAATTCTGTAACTTAACTGAAATAAATGCTTCAGCTTGTGTTGATAGTAGAGGAAGATTTTCAAATACAAAATTTCAAGAACTTTGTAGAAAAGCCAGTATAGTTGGGTCCTTACAAGCAGGGTACTCGGACTTTCCATACCTAGGAAAAGAGACGGGTGAAATTGTAGCAGGTGAAGCTTTACTTGGAGTTTCGATTACAGGATGGATGACAAGACCGGAACTATTCAATAAGGAGATTTTACAAGCAGGGGCAAAAATAGTAGTCGATACAAATTTAGAGGTTTCGAAATTCTTAGGAACTAACCAATCAGCAAGATCTACCACGGTGAAACCCAGCGGAAATGCTTCTGTAATTTTGAAAACAGCATCAGGAATACACCCAGAACATTCTAAAAGGTACTTTAGGGTAATGCAACTAAATAAAGATAGTGAGACCGCTAGATACCTTGTACAAAACAACCCAGGTGTTTTAGAAAATTCAGTATGGTCAAATACAGGTACAGATTACGTGGTATACACACCTTGTGAGAATCCGGAAGGAATTTTGTACAAAGAAGATATGCAAGGAGTAAAACACCTAAAACTAATAGAACTTGTACAGAAGTACTGGGTATCTGAAGGTAAGGTAGAAGAGTTATGTTACATGCCAACAACAAACCATAATGTTAGTAATACCGTAATTGTAGACAACAGGGAGGAAATAGTTGATTACATATTTGAAAATCAAGACAATTTCTCTGCAGTCTCTTTCTTATCTATGTTTGGAGATAAAGACTATGCTCAAGCACCTTTTACTTCAGTACTGAACACTGAGGAACTGGTAAAGACATATGGAGATGGGGTTATGTTTATGGCAGGACTAATTGTAGATGGAATACATCACTTCAATGGGGACCTATGGGTAGCTGCTAAATATGTACAAGCTTCAGATACGGAGGTTACAGGTACAAGGGAACAGGTACTATTACGTAAAGATTGGATAAGAAGAGTAAAACAGTTTAGTAAAAATTACTTTAAGGGAGACTTAAACAAAACAATCTACTGTATGAAAGATGTACACCTATGGCATAAGTGGAATACAATTACAAGAAACTTTAAACTAATAGACTACGGTAAGATTCTTACTCAACCAAATTATATAAATCTTAATACAATGGGAGCAGTATCCTGTAGTGGAACAGATGGATGTGAAATACAGTAGTTTGAGAACATACAGTTATTTGGGTACACCTTGTTGGGTGTACTCACTCCATATAGAAAGAATTAAAACAACTATAGAGAAAGTTGTTTCTTCTTAAAATATTACTTATATTAGAAATAAATATAGTTATGATAAAAATTTTCCACGAAGCACCTAAATCAATTTTTCAGGACATTCAAAAAGTAACTGCAGGGGACTATTTCTTAGTACACCTCTTCGAAGAGGATCTGGAATACCTAGCTTTAGCTAAACAAGCGGTAGCTGAAGGAAGAGAAGTAATCTTGGACAATTCCATTTTCGAACTAGGAGAAGCTTTCGATGCAGAAAGGTTTGTATACTGGGTTAAAGAATTAAAGCCAACTTGGTATATCGTACCAGATGCTTTAGAAGAAATGGGGAAGACTTGTAACCAAATGGGAGCTTGGAATATGGAGTATAAAGATCTTCCTGGAAAGAAAATAGGTGTAGTACAGGGTAAAACATATGAGGAAATAAAAAAATGCTACGAGTACATGGACAGGGTTGCAGATGTAGATATGATTGCAATCTCTTTTGATTACTCGTATTACACGAAGTCTTTTCCACACAGTAATAATTATATAAGCTGGTCAATGGGCCGCGTAAAATTACTTGGAGACCTGGTGAGAGATGACGTTATAAATACTTCTAAGCTACATCACTTGCTCGGGTGCTCACTTCCAATTGAATTTTTGTTTTATAAACACTCCAATTATTCTTGGATTTACTCACTAGATACTTCTAATCCCATAGTACATGGTATAAAAGGAATTGAATACGGAGAAACAGGATTATGGACCAAGGAATCTCAAAAATTATTTGAAATGATAAATCACCCTAAAGAGGATATTGACATGTGTACAGTTCTCTATAATGTGAATAAGTTTAAGTGGTTTGTAAATAGAAACTAACTGTGGCGAAAAGTAAATATAAAATAGGGAGTAGAGTTGGGTTCCTATTTTTAGGTGCACCATATGTAGGAATAGTGGTAGAGTATAGTGAGAAGAACGAACACGGACATTCCCTACCTAGATACCTAATAAAAAGTAAGGACCCTTATCCTCCCGGTAGATTTACTTTCTACCCTACTCCCGAAGAAGGAATTACAAAATTAATTTGTGGACCTGAAAAAAAAACCTTATCTTAACAGTATGAAAGAAGCAGATAAAAAGACACAGCCCTATACGTCTTACGGTTATGAGATTGAATGGTCTGATATAGACCGTAGTGTTGATATTCCTGTAGAGTTGGGACAGTGGGAAGGACCTAAGATTGCGGGATACTATATGGGCTCTGAAATTGATATAGTGAATACTATTGGAGAGTACAGGGGTATTGGAACAGATCCACTGTGTATAGACTGTAAGGTAGGGGGAGAAATAAATGTTCAACCTACGAAGTCTCCCGAGGTACTTTTAAACAGGGTTATGGAGATTATGGACCTATTCTCGGTTGTAGGAACCGGTTGCGTAAATCACGGACATGTACACGTATATGTAAAAGGACTAAAAGAGGATTTGGTTTTACTTAAAAACGTATTTGCTTACATTAAGGAGAATGAAATGGATGTTCAAATAGCTTGTCATTCTTGGGATCCGGTAACACATTTTCAAGTATGGGAGTCTGAATTAGAACCGTGGGTTAAAACATATTTACAGTTTGATGGATGTAAAACAATTAACCAAGAAATCTATAACGTAGTTGAAAAAGCCGAATCGGTAGAGACTATAATAAAAGCTCTAAAAACATATAATGCAGTTAATAGGTGTTGGATAACGGGAATGGTTAATGAAACAACTTCAAACAGAACTGCAATTAATATGTTTAACCTTACTAAAGGAGGTACCTTTGAATTTAGGTGTTTTAGAGCAAGCATTAATCCAGCAGAACTTTACTCACAGTTTAAGTTTGTACAAAGATTTACAGAAGAAGCTCTAAAGGGTACAAACGGAAGATCTGTAAAAGAGATCCTAAAAGAATCTAACTTTAGATTTCCAACTCTAGACTTTAATTTAGGAGATGCTTTAGGGTGGCAAAAAACAAGACAACAAAAAGGAAGATCAGGACCTTTTAAAAAATACACAGGCACTACAATTCCTCATGAAAATATACATAACGACATGACTGAGATTGTAAACTTATGTAAACTAGATTTGAGGATATGACAATATATGCAATAACGGGAACACACAGTACAGGTAAGTCAACGTTACTTGAGAGACTTAAAGATATCTACGAAGATTTTTACTTTAATGAATCCTCTACTAGGAAAGTTACGAACAAAGGGGAGAGAAAGTTAGAATGCATCACAGATGATGTACAGAGTAGAATCTATGAATCAATTCTAGAAAAAGAGGCTGAACTGACTGAGATAGTAAAAACTCAAAATATTATGATGGATAGGTCTTTTATAGATTTTACAGCCTATACCACCGTTTTTAATCAACAGGGACTAATATCAGATGTTTTTTGTAAAAAGATTACTGACGAGTGCCGTAGTAGATTAAATAATGGAAAATACGGGATACTATTCTATCTTCCAATAGAATTTAAAATAGTAGACGATGGAATAAGGAGTATTGATGAAGACTTACAAAGAGATGTAGACACTATTATCTTAGGTCTAATAAAGGAACATAGCTACGTAGTACGATTAACAGGAACAGTTGATGAAAGGGTTAAGCAAATTAAGAATCATATCGGTTAGTGACTTACCAAAGTTTAAAGAACCTTTTGCTAACGAACTAATCTTACTTTGGAAAGAAAGGGGACTTAGGGGAGTAACTTTACTTTTAGAACAGCACTATGAAAAAAGTATAGAGCCAGTGGGTTTTATGTTAGTTGAAATGAAAAAAAACGAAAACATAAACAGAGGGCTTTTTATACGAGAACACTTTAGGGGACAAGGAGGAGCACATACTATTTTAGGTTTCTTACATAATCATTTTAGTAACAAGTTTATATGGACAAATATAACAGAAGGAATAGAAGAACTATACGATGTGTACGAATACAAAACTGTAGGTTATAGAAAAGAGTTTAAACAAACAGTAGCGTACTATTCAAAATCAAACTATACAGAAGAACAAGTAGAACAGTTAAAACAAAAAGTAGATGAATAATCAAGAAGAAGTAGTAAGAATTTCAGCTAAGCATTTAGGAAAGATAGGGGGATACAGTGATCAGTATGATCGAGACCTATTAGTAAGAATTCCCAGGTATCTAAATAGAGAAGCTTACGGGATAAAAGAAGGATCAGAAACATTTTTCGGAGTAGATGTATGGAATGCATACGAAGTATCTGCAATTACGGAAAAAGGATTACCTGTAGTAGGTATGATGAAAATCGTATATTCTTCAGCAAGTAAGTACCATGTTGAGTCGAAGTCAATAAAACTGTATTTGAATTCATTTAATATGACAAAACTGGGAAATACAGCTCAAGAATGTATTGAAATAATAAAAGATAGGGTTGCAACAGATTTAACCATTTTATTAGAAACGAAAGTAGAGGTAGAAATGTTCACAACAACCCCAGAAAGAGAGTACGAATTTGAAGACTATCCTAGAATACAGGATTTGATTAACCTAGACGAGATAGAATTTACTACCTATCAATCAGATGAAAAACAGTTAACATTAGAACTAACAGGAAAGAAAGTTCTGAAAGTTGATATTGATTTCTTAAGATCTAACTGTAGAGTTACTAACCAACCGGATTTTGGAAATATACTGATCTACATAAAAGGGGACAATATTCCAAGTGTAGAATCGTTAGCAAGATATGTTGTAAGTCACAGGCAGGTATCACACTTCCATGAAGAGATTTGTGAAATGGTTTTCATACATTTACAGAAGGCTTTTACACCGGAGGAACTAATGGTTACGTGCCTTTATAGTCGCAGGGGGGGTTTGGAGATTAATCCTATGAGAGCTTCTCACAAACATACTATGCCAACATTTTTTGCAGATCCAGAATGTAAATTAAAGAAAACTCTAAAGCAATAAACCAGGCAAAGAGGATTATCTGTACCTCTTCTTTTTGTATATCAACCCTATGTATAAACGTAAACATGTGGACTATACAAAACACCTGAGTACCCTCATTCAGAGAGCAAAAACTAGGGAACTGCCAACTGGTGAATACAAGGAGAGGCATCATATCATACTAAGAGCAGAAGGAGGGACTAACGGTAAAGATAACATTGTAGAATTAACAGCTAGGGAACATTTTGTAGCACACTGGCTCCTATTTCGAGAAAAACCAAATTCCTTTGTTAGAGCTGAAGCTTTTAGGATGATGTGTAACATAGATCCGAGTTTAGGAAAACATAGATATGTACGAGGTAGTAGAGCCGTGGCAGAGGCAAGAGAAGCTTCCGCTAGATTAAAGTCCGAACTCTACAGGTTAAGGTGCTGGGTTACTAGGGATGGTGAAAAGAAGTATATTTTTAAACAGGTATTGGAACTTTACCTAGAAGTAGGCTGGACAAGGGGGAAGAACTACTCACCTTCTGAAGAAACCAGAGAAAAAATAAGACAGTCAAGACTAAACGAACCTCCCCGAGGAAAAGAACATAGGGATAAAATGTCAAGAATTATTAAAGAAAGGTATATAACGAATCCAGAGCTGTGGAAAAAATCCAAGGAAACTAGAGAGAAACTTTCTATAATAGTTTCTAAAAGATGGGAATCAGAAGAACATAGAAAAAAGTTTAGGGAAACCAGAAAACAGAGTAAGGTTAAGTGTCCTTACTGTACTAAGGTCGGAAACTATAACATAATGCAACGTTGGCACTTTAAAAATTGTAAAACATTAATACAGTAAAAAAAGTAATTAGGGGGGAGTTTGTTACTCTCCTTTCCTTTTACTATCTTTAGATAAGATAAAAACAGTTATGGATATTCAAAAAAAGTACTACATTGTAGAAGATACGGAGGGGATTGAATTACTTCTACAGCACATTAATCAACACGAAATATTAGCTTACGATACGGAAACAACTAGCTTAAACCCTAGAAAAGGACAAATTGTAGGTTGGTCAGTATCAGGTGAAGAAGGAGTCGGCTTTTATCTTCCTACACAGAGATGGAATATAGAAACTGAAACGTTAGGGGAGTGTATGATTGAAGGAAAGGGACTACATACTCTATCTAAAAAAATACTTCCAATGCTGATTGGTAAAAAACTTGTAATGCACAATGCAAGCTTTGATACGAGATTTACAAAAAACTTTTACGGAGTAGATTTACTAGACAGTCTTTGGGTTGATACAGCATTACTTGTTCATACGGTACAAGAAGAAGGAGCCGGTATGGGAGTATTTGGTTTAAAAGCATTAGCAATATATATCCAAGAACATATTGGACTGGATGTACAGGAAGCAGCAAATAAGGAGCAAGTAGAACTAAAAGAATCTATTAAGAAGAATGGAGGACAGACAACAAAAGATCTTTATGAAATCTATAAAGCCGATATGGACGTTTTAGGAAAATATGCAGCCGCTGATACGGATTTAACGTTAAGGGTCTGTAATCACTTTTTAAAGGTATTAGAAAAAGAGGGACTAACAAAGTTCTTTTTTGAAGAAGAGGTAATGCCGCTTTATAAGGAAGTAACAATCCCTATGGAGGAACTTGGAGTTGATTTGGATATTACACTACTAGAAAAGATGGATAAGGAGATTATGGTTGACTTAAAGGAGAATAAGGAAATAGTAATTAAAAGTATACTTGGGACTCCTGAAGCAAGAGAATGGATATTAGATTCAGCACTTAAGACCTACAAACCTTCAAATAGGGGACAATGGGCTCAAAATTTAGTTGCACTTTATTCACTTCCGTTACCTAGAAGTGAGAGAACTGAAAAGTACTCTTTAAATAAATTTGATTTAGAAAAACTGGATGATTCTGTTCAAAAGACTTTCTTACAAACAAATGACCTAACGGTACTAGATGAAATGGAAGTTGTACGTATATCAATGTCAATGTGGAAAGAACTAAACGGTGGAGAGTATATGAACATACAGTCTAAAAAGCATTTAGGTGAAATAGCTTTTGGGTATATGGGAATAAAACCTTTAACAAAAACAAAGAAAGGTCAAGATCAGTTTGACATGGTGATGATAGAGGAGTTGTCAAAAACATACGAATGGGCAAATAACCTAAGAGTTTACAATAAACTACTAAAGATAAAGTCAACCTACATTGATAGGTTTTTAGATAAACAGGAAGACGGTAAATACTATCCATATTATAGGCAACACGGAACAGTTTCAGGTAGATACGGTTCAGATATGCAACAGCTGCCAAAACCAAGAGAAGAGGGGGACGATGCTCCAATTATTGTAAAGTACATAAATATTGTGAGATCGTTTCTGATTGCAGGAAGGGGTAGAAAGATTATTGATGCCGATTATGAATCCCTAGAGCCACACTGCTTTGCCTCCGTTACGGGTGACAGTAATCTACAAGACATCTTCAACAACGGCTGGGATTTTTATTCAACGGTTGCTATTAAGACGGAAAAGCTAGATGAAAATTTACAGATATATCCAAATGGTGTATCTGCTGATAAAAGTTCACCTGTCTTTCTTAAGAAGATAAATCCGAATAAGAGAAATCAAGCTAAGGGGTATGCTCTTGGAATTGCATACGGAATGGAAGCTTATGCTCTAGGAAAGGGATTAAAAATTTCACAAAAAGAAGCTGAAAAACTAGTTGACGGGTATTTGAATGGATTTCCTCAACTAAAAGAGTGGAGAATTGCCTCCAGAATACAAGCAAAAACACATGGTTTTATTAAAAATAGGGTCGGAAGGATTAGGCACCTACCAAAAGCTAAGGACATCTACGATAGGTATGGAGATCAAATACTAGATTGGAGATTTAGGAAATCCTTAGCAGAACAGTTTGATTTAGCGAGTGTTAATCAACTATATAGGGACTATAAGAATGCAATGAACAACTGCCTAAACTACCAACTACAGTCTTTAGCTGCTGCGGTTGTAAATAGAGCTGCTATTCAAATTAACAGAAAGTTAAAGGAATTAAAAATAGACGGAAGAGTTCAGGCACAGATTCATGACCAGTTAATTATTAATGTTCCAGAAGAGGAGGCAGAACGGTTAGCTCCGATCATACAGTGTATTATGGAAAATACAACAAAACTACCGGGGGTAACACTTAAAGCTCCACCTGAAATTTCGGTAAACTGGTTTGAAGGTCACTAGTAGTAATAAGAGGAGTTGTTTCCTTAAGTATTTATAACTATATTAATAAAAGAATATAAATTTAATTAAGTCTATGACACAAACACTAGTTGCAAACAACGATAGGGTAATACTAAAGCCTATTACAAAATCAGAAGAAATGTACGGGACGATAATCATTCCGGATTTAGGTAAAGAAAAGCCTGAAATGGGAGAAGTTATCTCTGTAGGTCCAGGACGACAATCAGAGTTCGGACAACTAATAACAGTACAAGCCAAGGTTGGAGATATTGTACTTGTTCCTAAAATTGGAACAATGAGAATTGATTTTGAAGGAGAGGAGTATTTTATTCTTCCGGATCGAGAGATTTTAGCTACAATTACAAAAAACATACAAGACTAAATTTATGAGTAAAGAAATAAAATTTGCAAAAGAAGCAAGAGAGAAACTATTAGTAGGGGTTAACAAACTGGCAGATGCTGTCGTATCTACTTTAGGGCCTTCTGGAAGGAATGTTATTATACAAAAGCAGGGAGGACTTCCAATATCAACCAAAGATGGTGTTACTGTTGCAAAAGAAGTAAAGCTGAAAGATCCAATAGAAGATGTAGGAGCACAGTTAGTAAAACAGGTAGCAATTAGAACAGGTGAACTTGCTGGAGACGGAACAACCACAGCTACCTTATTGGCAAGAGAAATATATAAACGGGGAATTGAAATACTAGAAAATTCAAATGCTAGAGAAGTTAAAAAAGGTATTGATATAGCCGTAAAGATAGTAGTAGAGTATCTACAAAAAGAATATGCAAAAGAAATTACAGATGAGGAACAACTAAAACAGGTAGCTACTATCTCAGGTAATAACGATCCCGAAATAGGTAACCTTATTGCAACAGCAATGGAGAAGGTTGGAAGAGACGGAGTTATTACAATTGAAGAATCTAAAACAGGGGAAACTTACTTAGAAACAGTAGAAGGTATGCAATTTGGTAGGGGGTATAAGTCACCTTACTTTGTTACGGACAACACAACTATGACTGCGGTACTAAGTGATCCCCTAATTCTTATTACAGATGGACGTTTAATGCACATAAAGGAATTACTTCCACTACTGGAAACGGTATCACAGCAGAATAAGTCTTTAGTAATCATTGCAGATGATATCGACGGAGAAGCTTTATCTACGTTAGTGGTAAATAAGATGAGAGGTATTTTAAAGGTTGTTGCTGTAAAAGCTCCTGAGTTTGGAGATAAAAAGAAAGCAATGTTAGAAGATATTGCAACACTTACCGGTGGACAGGTTGTATCGTCTGAAAAGGGGATGAGATTGGACAAATTTAATACAGAGTGGTTTGGGAAAGCTAGAAAAATAACTGTAGGGAAAGATGAAACTACAATTGTAGACGGTAAAGGAACTGAAGAAGCTATTACACAACGTATAGGAGACTTAAAAACACAGATAGACAACACTGTAGCACCTTATGAAAAAGAGATACTACAGGATAGATTAGCAAAACTTATAGGAGGAGTAGCAATGATTCACGTAGGAGGACACACTGAAGTAGAAATGAGAGAGAAAAAAGACAGAGTAGACGATGCTTTACACGCAACACAGGCAGCTTTAGAAGAAGGAATACTTCCAGGAGGAGGAATTGCACTACTAAATGCTTCTTATCATCTAGAAAACACTGTAAGAGACCTAACTACCTTCGATCAAATGATAGGTATTAGTATTATAAGTAAATCACTTCGTAAGCCGTTTGAACAGATACTTATAAATGCAGGTTATTCGGAAATGGAAATAGAGGAGAAGAAAAAGTACCTGTTAGCTGAAGGTATAAATTGGAAGGGATATAATCCACTAGTTGGAGAATATGTAGATATGTTAAAAGAAGGTATTATTGATCCAACAAAAGTAACAAGATTAGCTTTAGAGAATGCTGCATCAGTAGCAGGAACAATGTTAATTACAGAATGTGTTATGGTAGAAGAAGAAAGCAAAGATAAGCAACAACAGGAGATAGATCCTGCAATGTTTATGTAATATTAATAAAAAAAGTAAAATTAAAAACAAGTAAAGATGAACAAACAAGAATTATTCGAAAAAATTAATGGACAGTACGATGAATTTGTACTACAACACAATGGAACAACAAAAAGGTCTCAAGCAAATGCTAGAAAAGCAATTGGCGAGGTTAAAAAGTTTATAACAGAGTACAGAAAAGCATCTACTGCAGAAGCAAAAGCGAAGTAGATAGAAAAAGATATACGGTCACATCGAAAAATACGGTGTGATACGTATCCTTCCCCAGAATAAGAAAAACTAAAATAAAAAAAGAAATGAAAGAGGTAATAGAAGTAGTGGGTAGCATAGCCCTAATCTTTGCAGTATATTTTACTGTAAAATATGTAGTATTAAGATTTAGGTTAATGGTAGATTTACGTAACGCTAAGAAAGAAGAATTAAGAATAGAAGGATTACAGAAGATTGTAAAGCATTTTAATCGTTCAACACCGAATAAAAAGGTGGTAGACGAAGCTGTAACGGCTATTAAGCCGGTTACCAAAAAAAGGTATCCAAGAAAGAAAAAAACAACAACCAAGGTACAAGAGTAGTGGCGGAGTTCAGTAGAGAGTACTGTGAGAGTTACGATTTTGAAGGATTTAGTGACTTTTCCGTAGAGGAAATCTTTGAAGGATTAGAAGAAGGGTACTATTTCCCCATTATTTGTGAAGGATACGGATTCTTAGGAATATCCAGAAGGGGTGGGGAATGTCACGTAGCGTTTCCAAAAGGTGGGGAAACAGGTAAGACTGTTTGGAAAAAATTTAGTGAGGTAACAGACGAAACACATAAACAAAAACACATATAAATGTCAGACTCTATAGCAAAGTATAAAGAACTAATGGAAGAGGGACTTACAGAAGTTTCTCCCGAACAGAGAAGAATGAATAATTTAGTAGAAATACTAGAAGCTGCACATAGGTTGGGAATCTTACCAGACCTACTTAAAAAATCTCAACAGATGTCACAAGAACATAAGAATATTTCAGCACTGTCTTGCTTTCAGTATATGGCAGATGAACTGAGGATTGAGTAAAACTAAATATTAATAAAGTGGAACATCCAAAAGTAAACATGTCTCTACAAGATACTATAAAAGTACTATGTGAAGAGTGTCAAAACAACGTCTTCCAAGAAGGACTGGTAATTAGGAAAGTATCGTCGATACTAACGGGTACAGGTAAACCGGGCTTTATTCCGATACCGGTGTTTGCATGTAATAAATGTGGACATGTTAATCAAGAATTCCTACCTCAAGAGGTTAAAAACTTAGATGACTAAACAGTACATAGTTTACAGTTAATTAAAAGGGCCGGTACAGAGTCCTTTTTTTTATGACTATTTATTATAAAATAGACTAAGTATGATGAATCTAATAAAAAGGTACAACAGTACAACTCCTGCACAATGGAGAAAAGTAGGCAACGCCTTGGTTGCAGTTTCTGTAATGATCTCCGGATATACAGTTTACACGGATATGAAAGTAGTGGCTATTATTACCCTAGTTATAGGAATAGTGGGTAAATTTTTAACAAACTTCTTTGTAGAGGATGATAATGTAGAATAGCCATGAGTCTTCAAAGTTTACAAGCAAAATTAGGATTAAAGGTAGATGGAAATCTAGGACCTGTTACATTAAGAAAAGCAATGGAGTTTTTCAAGTTGACCCCCGAATGTACTGCCCACTTTTTTGGACAGACATCACACGAAACGGGAGGATTTTCTACCTTTACTGAAAATTTAAACTATAGTGCAAAAGGGCTTCAAACAACGTTTGGAAAATACTTTCCAGGTACCTTAGAAGAAAACTACACTAGGCAGCCTGAAAGAATAGCAAATCGTGTATATGCGAATAGAATGGGTAACGGAGATGAGAATTCAGGAGATGGATGGAAGTATATAGGAAGAGGAGCTTTACAGACAACAGGTAAAGACAACTATACAGCTTTGTCTAAACACCTACAGGTTCCTAATATATTGATACGACCAGCTCTAGTAGCTACAACATATGCATTCGAATCTGCAATATTCTTCTTCAATCAGAATAAACTGTGGCAATACTGTGCAAAAGTAGACAACGACAGTATATTAAAAGTATCTAGAGCTATAAACTTAGGTAGTGTTAAGTCAAAAGCTACGCCCCACGGTCTTCAAGATAGAATTGAAAAAACGCTAAAGTACTATTCACTCCTAAAGTAAAAAGTTTTGATATGAAAACAACGACGATACTGGTATTAATTATGACATCATTTTTTGCCTTTATAGGCACGTATTTCTGGGACCTTACTGTCAATAACGCAGAACAGTTTTTAGCTGTTAGTGTTGTAGTTTTTGCAGATGGCTTTTTTGGCGTCTGGGCAGGTATAAAAAAGGAAGGATTCAAAACATATAAAGCTTTAAACGTACTAAAAACTCTATTATTTTGGTCAATAATGTTAGCTACCATACTATCTATTGAAAAAGGATTTTCGGGAACAGGATGGTTAAGTGAAACAATTATGGCACCTTTTCTAGTATTTCAACTAATATCAATACTAAAAAATGCATCAATGGTGGGTATTGTTAAAAATGAACTTCTTAGACAAATATTAGATAAGTTAGACAAACATAAACATAGCGAAGAAAAGGAATAAAACATGAAACCAAATTTAATTAAGATTTTTAAATTTATAGAGGATAAGACAGGTAAAAAACTGAACAGTGGACAGTTATTTAAACTAAAACTAACCTATGATCCAAGCTCTATGACTAAAGAAGAGCTAGATATAAAAGGAGACCTTGACTTAGGTAGCTCTAAAATTCAATCACTACCGAATGATTTAACAGTAGGAGGAAATCTTGACTTAGATGGCACTCCAATTCAATCACTACCAAATGGTTTAACAGTAAAAGGAAATCTTTACTTAAATAACACTCCAATTCAATCACTACCAAATGATTTAACAGTAGGAGGATATCTTGACTTAGAAAACACTCCAATTCAATCACTACCAAATGATTTAACAGTAGGAGGATATCTAATCTTAAATGGGTCTAAAATTAAATCACTACCAAATGGTTTAACAGTAGGAGGAAGTCTTTACTTAATTAACACTCAAATTCAATCACTACCAAATGGTTTAACAGTAAAAGGAGATCTTTACCTAAGTAACACTCTAATTAAATCACTACCAAATGGTTTAACAGTAGGAGGAGATCTTAGCCTAAGTGGCTCTAAAATTGAATCACTACCAAATGATTTAACAGTAGGAGGATATCTCTACTTAGTTGACACTCCAATATCTAAAAAATATACGGAAGAACAAATAAGAAAAATGGTACCTAATGTAAAAGGTAGAATATACATATAAAGAAAACATGAAACCAAATCTACTTAAGATTTTTAAATTTATAGAGGATAAGACAGGTAAAAAACTGAACAGTAAACAGTTATATAAACTAAAACTAACCTATGATCCAAGCTCACTTACTAAAGAAGAGCTAGATATAAAAGGAGATCTTAACCTAAGTAACACTCTAATTAATTCACTACCGAATGGTTTAAGAGTAAGAGGAAGTCTTTACTTAGATGGCACTCCAATTCAATCACTACCAAATGGTTTAACAGTAGGAAAAAGTCTTTACTTAAGTGGCTCTAAAATTGAATCACTACCGAATGGTTTAAGAGTAAGAGGAAGTCTTTACTTACGTTACTCTATAATTGAATCACTACCAAATGGTTTAACAGTAGGAGGATATCTTGACTTACGTTACTCTAAAATTCAATCACTACCAAATGGATTAACAGTAGGAAGAAGTCTTTACTTAAATAACACTGAAATTAAATCACTACCAAATGGTTTAACAGTAAAAGGATATCTTGACTTAAGTAACACTCAAATTCAATCACTACCAAATGGTTTAACAGTAGAAGGAAATCTTTACTTACGTAACACTCCAATATCTGAAAAATATACGGAAGAACAAATAAGAAAAATGGTACCTAATGTAAAAGGTAGTATATACATATAAAGAAAACATGAAACCAAATTTAATTAAGATTTTTAACTTTATAGAGGATAAGACAGGTAAAAAATTAAACAGTGAACAGTTATTTAAACTAAAACTAACCTATGATCCAAGCTCACTTACTAAAGAAGATCTAGATATAAAAGGAAATCTTAACCTAAGTAACACTCTAATTAATTCACTACCGAATGGTTTAAGAGTAAGAGGAAGTCTTTACTTACTTAACACTCCGATAATTTTTCTACCAAATGATTTAAAAGTAGGAGGAAGTCTTTACTTAAGTGGCTCTAAAATTGAATCACTACCGAATGGTTTAAGAGTAAGAGGAAGTCTTTACTTAGATGGCTCTAAAATTGAATCACTACCAAATGATTTAACAGTAGGAGGAAATCTTAATTTAAGTTATACTAAAATTAAATCACTACCAAATGGATTAACAGTAAAAGGAAATCTTGACTTAGATGGCACTAAAATTAAATTACTACCAAATGATTTAACAGTAAAAGGATATCTTGACCTAAGAAACAACACTCAAATTAAATCACTACCAAATGATTTAACAGTAGGAGGATATCTTATCTTAAGTGACACTCCAATATCTAAAAAATATACGGAAGAACAAATAAGAAAAATGGTACCTAATGTAACAGGTAGAATATACATATAAAGAAAACATGAAACCAAATCTACTTAAGATTTTTAAATTTATAGAGGATAAGACAGGTAAAAAATTAAACAGTGAACAGTTATTTAAACTAAAACTAACCTATGATCCAAGCTCTATGACTAAAGAAGAGCTAGATATAAAAGGAGACCTTGACTTAGGTAGCTCTAAAATTGAATCACTACCAAATGGTTTAACAGTAAGAGGAAATCTTAATTTAAGTTATACTAAAATTAAATCACTACCAAATGGTTTAACAGTAAAAGGATATCTTTACTTAAATAACACTCCAATTCAATCACTACCAAATGATTTAACAGTAGGAGGATATCTTGACTTAGTAAACACTCCAATTCAATCACTACCAAATGGTTTAACAGTAGGAGGAACTCTTGACTTAGGTGGCTCTAAAATTAAATCCCTACCAAATGGTTTAACAGTAAAAGGAAATCTTTACTTAAGAAAATCTCAAATTCAATCACTACCAAATGATTTAACAGTAGGAAGAAGTCTTAATTTAAGTTATACTAAAATTAAATCACTACCAAATGATTTAACAGTAAAAGGAGATCTTTACTTAAATAACTCTAAAATTGAATCACTACCAAATGGTTTAACAGTAGGAGGATATCTTACCCTAAGTGGCTCTAAAATTGAATCACTACCAAATGGTTTAACAGTAAGAGGAGATCTTAGCCTAAGTGGCTCTAAAATTGAATCACTACCAAATGATTTAACAGTAGGAGGATATCTCTACTTAAGTGACACTCCAATATCTAAAAAATATACGGAAGAACAAATAAGAAAAATGGTACCTAATGTAAAAGGTAGAATATACATATAAAGAAAACATGAAACCAAATCTAATTAAGATTTTTAAATTTATAGAGGATAAGACAGGTAAAAAATTAAACAGTGAACAGTTATTTAAACTAAAACTAACCTATGATCCAAGCTCTCTTACTAAAGAAGATCTAGATATAAAAGGAAATCTTATCCTAAGTGGCTCTAAAATTAAATCACTACCAAATGGTTTAACAGTAAAAGGATATCTTGACTTAGATGGCACTAAAATTAAATTACTACCAAATGGTTTAACAGTAAAAGGAGATCTTTACATAAATAACACTCTAATTAATTCACTACCAAATGATTTAACAGTAGGAAGAAGTCTTTACTTATTTAACACTCCGATAATTTTTCTACCAGACGGTTTAACAGTAGGAGGAACTCTTGACTTAAGTAACACTCAAATTCAATCACTACCAAATGATTTAACAGTAAAAGGAGATCTTTACTTAAGTTACTCTAAAATTAAATCACTACCAAATGATTTAACAGTAGGAGGATATCTTAACCTAAGTGGCTCTAAAATTGAATCACTACCAAATGATTTAACAGTAGGAGGAAGTCTTTACTTAGATGGCACTCCAATTCAATCACTACCAAATGGTTTAACAGTAAAAGGAAATCTTAACCTAAGTGGCTCTAAAATTGAATCACTACCAAATGATTTAACAGTAGGAGGATATCTTAACCTAAGTGGCTCTAAAATTGAATCACTACCAAATGATTTAACAGTAGGAGGATATCTTGACTTAGAAAACACTCCAATATCTAAAAAATATACGAAAGAAGAAATAAGAAAAATGGTA